GTTCCTGCTGCGGAACGGCTGGCGGTGCCAGCATCGACCGTAGCGGAGCCGGCGCCGGGGCCGTCCGCGGTCGTCCCGGCGCCGGCTACACTGGCTGCGGACCCTGCTGCGAAAGCGGCAGAGCCGTCTGCTGCCGTCGAGCCAAAGCCTGATGAATTCCCGCCGACCGCCATGGACGGCGGCCTGACGAAGAAAGACGAAGGCAAACCCGTTGAAGTTTCGCCCGCCGCAAAACCTGCGGAAAAACCGAAGGAAGGTGAGGCTGCAAAGCCCGCAGACGCCGCTCCCGCGCCCGCCGCAGAAGCGCCCATCGAGTACGCCTTCGCCTTCCCCGAGGACATCAAGCCCGACCAGGTCAACCAGGAACGGCTGAGCGAACTGCGCACCGCGCTGCAAGGCGAGAAGGTCAAGCCGGAGGTTGCCCAGAAACTTCTTGACCTGCACCTTGCGGAACTGCGCGACATCACCCCGAAAATCACCCAAAGGCTGCAGGAACAGTCCTGGGACAACTTCCGCACCACGACCAACGGCTGGCTGACGGAGTTAAAATCCGACGAAGTGGTTGGCGGCGCGCGGTTCGATACCGCCATGCGCACCATCGCCAGCGTCATCGAACAATACTTGCCCCCCGAGAAGCAGTCGGCCCTACGCGCCCGACTTCGAGCGACCGGCATGGGCAATGATGTGAATCTGGCGCTTTTGCTGCACACGTTCGGCGCGATGATGGGCAAGGAAGCCTCTATGATCCCCGCCCAGGAACCCCGCCAACGGCCGCTCAACCGCCAAGAGCGCGGGCTTGCCCGTTACAACGGCAACGCCGCACCGCGTTAAGGCGTTTCACCCCTTCCCATCAATTCGGTCACGTCCGCCTTGCGGACGATTGACCGGCCGCGGACAAGAGGCTGCAGTGCCATGGCCGCGGCATTAATCGTGAGCAATATCAATGTCATACATGACGTTGGCCGACTGGGCCCGACACTTCGGCCCGGACGGCTCGATCGACGACATTGGGGAATTGCTGGCGCAGTGCAACGAGATTTTCGACGACATGCTGATCCGCGAGGGCAACATGGCGTTGGGTCACGTTGGAACTGTCCGCACCGGCCTTCCCCAAGGCACCTGGCGCAACATGTACCAGGGCGTCGCCTTCACCAAGTCGAACGTGGCGCAGGTCACGGACGGCATCGGCGAACTGTTCGCCTATTCGAGAATCGATCGCTCCCTGGCCGACCTCGAAGGCAACGTCGCCGCACTTCGGCTCTCCGAGGACAACGCCCATCTCGAAGGGCTTAGTCAGCAGATGGCCGGCACCTACTTCTATGGCAACGTCGCCGTGACGCAGGCGCAGTTCACCGGCCTCTCACCGCGCTTCAACACGATCTCGCTGGCGAACGCGCAGAACGCCGCCAACGTGTTCAACTTCGGCGGCACGGCTTCTGCCAATACCTCGCTCTGGCTGATCTGCTGGGGCGAACAGACGGTCCATGGCATCTTCCCGAAAGCCCAGCGGGCAGGGCTGGTGTTCGAGGACAAGGGCGACATTCGCCCCGGCTTCGATGCCTCCAACCGGGAATTCGAGGCTTACACCTCGATGTTCATGTGGAAGGCCGGCCTGCACCTGAAAAACTGGCAGTATGTGGTGCGCGGCGCCAACATCGACACGACGACGGCTGGCCTTGCGGGTCCGACCCCGCCCGACCTGTTCGCCGGCATGTCGAAAATGGTCGTGCACTTGCCGGCCTCGGGGCGGCGCATTTCGGGCATCATGAAGGTCGATGCGCCGAACCAGCCGGCTCCGGCGATCCGGCCCGCTTGGTACTGCAATCGTACCGTGCGCCAATACTTGGATATTCAAGCGATTCGAGACAAAAACGTGCTGCTTAAGCCGACTGAGTACGACGGCCAGCCCATCGTGGAGTTCCGTGGAATCCCGATCAGGATCGTTGATCAGTTGATCAACACTGAATCGGCGCTGACTTAAGGAGAACGCCACAATGGCTCAGTCAGACATCAACCTCATGTTTGTGAACAACGCCGCGCCGCAGACGATTACGGCGACGGCGCCGAGTGCGTACTACATCGACCTCGCGACGGGAACAGCGATCGCCACCGGCGGTGCCTACACGGCGTCGAGTGCTCTACCCCTGGTATGGGGTGCCAATGCCACGAACCTCTACTTCGGCGAGGACCTGGGCATCGGTCCCGAGAAGCTGCCGCTGGCGATCTATTCCGGGTCGGCGGCGTTTGCCACGCTCACGTCCTTGAATATTCAGTTCCAGGGCGCGGTGGACAATGGCGGCACGACCTATGGTGGTCTTACGTGGGCCACGTATTCGGAGAGCGGCACCATCATCACGTCGCTTTTGACGGCGAATGCAGCGTTGTGGAAGGAGTTTTTTCCGCACCGCAAGATTGCGGCGGCGGGGACAAACGGCTCCTTGCCGCGGTTCCTGCAGTTGAACTTTGTCGTGGCGGGGTCGAATGCCACGACGGGTGCCATCAACTTCGCGGGTTTCCTTGAGACTCGTGACGATAACCCGACCGGGAATTATGGTGGTGGGTATACGGTTGGGCCGTAAGGCTTGAGTTTTTAAGAAAACGAGACCGCGACTGGATTTTCCTCCCCGGTCCTTCTAAGTCGCGGTTTCGTCGGCGGCGGCATCTGTTGCCCCCATCCCCCCACCCCTCGACGGGTGCTGCCGCCATCTCTTTCGTTGCAGTGAAGATTTGTTTCACGCGAGGGCCTTCGAGGGATTAAGACCGGATTCGGTCACCCGAGGCCGCGTCAGGAGAGATAGCGATGACCGACCAAGACACCGCAGCACAGACTGATCCTGCCACCAAGAAGGCGGACACCATCGAAGTGTCGGCGCAAGAATTCCGCGCCATGCAGAAGCAGATC